TTCTGTTCAAGTAAAGCAGAACTATCTTATATAGAAGCAAGAGAACAATTCAGATATAAAGTACTGGAATCAGATGACTGGTACAATGGGCACATTAGAGTAAGAGTACATCAAAAAGGCATTCTTAACAAACAATTAAATGGCTAGATAGTGTCACAATAAATTCAATTAGGCGTTTACGGTCTTCGCAATAAACCGTCGCTGACACAAGTAAAACCAACTTTAGGCACAAAAGATCGAGGCTCTGTGAAAAAGATACAACCTCAACTGAAAGCACATTGCTGTTATGATGTGTGTACGGTTCCGAGACTACCAGTGAAGGCTGAAGTAGGGGGTTAACGGGTTTCCGCCTCCGTGCAGTAATGCAATCTTCTTATAACAGATGAGTGAGACTCGTAGATGATGCGATTTCGTTTATTACTACACCCGGAAACGGGTGAAGTATGAGTTCAACTTCGAGATGATAGCTGTTAGCTTCGCTAAAGAAATAAAAAAATGTTCTTGTAACGAAGTGAAAAGAACGAATGAACGTAGTTCATTCTTATAAGATTATTTGTTTAGTCTTTTTGCTTAGTTCGATATTGTCTTCGATCACTGCGTTGAAGTGTTTATAATCACTTTGTGGCATATCCAATAATTCACTTAGAGTAACTCCACCTCTCATATACCAAGCAATCTTAGTCATAGTGGATCGCAGTTCATTAACTGACTTTTCGTATCCTTTTAGTAGCCCCTCAATCTCAGGATTAGAAAGTGTTAAGAGGCGAATGCGAAAAAATTTGATTGATCGAATGTAAAAGGTGTGCTATATTGTTCTTTGCATTCTGCACAAGTAGTAGATACAGTTTTTTCTGGAATAGCAGTAGTTATTTGCTCCATGTATTTTCTTAATGATTCGTAAAATTGTCTCTCTGTATTTCTTACAAAATCTGTTATGTGAGATTCGTTGTTAACTACGACTCCGTCTGGAGTTACAATTTTTTCAATACTTCCTGTGATGTTTGCAAGAGTATAACCGGTCATTGTTCTAAATATTTCAGCAAATCTTCTTTGTTTTTCTTCTGAATTTAAATCAGCATCATTTACCATTGTAATTAATCTTTGTTGTTCGAACGTCTCTAAGTTTTGCTTGTTGAGTGTATTATAATCTATAGGTTGTACAAACACTTTCATTCCTTTGTATTCGAACGGTTCTGCATACAAACTCATATTCACAGGCATATCCATAAACTGCCTAAGATCAATTTCATAATTATCTGCGTTTTCACACTTAGGACAAGTACTTGTATATTCCATATTTTCACCATAACTTGCAATTCTAATACCAATTAAAATAGTATCTAGATCTACAATAGGTACTGCCCAAGCATTTTTGATACTAGGACAACAACTGTGTATCATATCCACTACACCTTGTCCATTCATAAGTGCATCAGGAGTGTTTACAGTAATTTCGTCTCGTGTACTCATAGGTAGTACCGGTATTTCTTTATTTTCCGGTAGTTGTATAGTACCAGGTGGATAATATAAGCCACCACTGGGCAATTTTATGTATATCGATGCTTGTCTCATGAACTGTGATAATGGATTAGGTTGCATTTGTGCCATTTGTTCAGGATTCATTGAATAGTTCTCAGGTACTTCGACCATGTTTTTCTCCATATAAATACATTATAAATATGTACGTGTGTATTTATATACGCATATAACTGGAGTTTTTTTCTTGCCTACTATTAACGTTCCTGGAATAGGTGAAGTATTTGCAGATGGTTTTGCTGAAGAGCAAACTATGAATCGCATACTTGCGGTACTACAATCATCCGATAATGCAAATAGTCCAGAAGCACAACAAAGATTAGCCGCGGCTGCGAATGCTAGTAGTTCTAGTGTAAGCATGTTTGGAAAAAGAATTCAAGAATCTGGAAACTTAACCAAAGATGGAAGTGCAAGTGTTGTACAAGGTTTTAGAGATGCAACGGATGCTAGTTTTAAATATGGTAGAACTATGCGTCAAGCAACCAGTGGTGTAATACGTAGTTTCGATAGTTTACAAAGTAAACCATTTGCACTAGCACAATCTCTTACTACAATGATAGGCACTATTGCTGACTCTACTGGATTCTTAGGAAAAGCAGTATTAGGAATTGCAGGCGGTTTTGCTGGTGCAGAATTTGCAAAAGCAGTCCAAGATTCTTTCGGAAGCAAATTAGCAGGTGCATTGACTGGTGCTACTTTAGGTGTTTTTGCTCCTCAAGTGCTTACTGCAATTGCAGGTTTTATATTTGAAAAATTAAATTCTACTAGTGATGCATTTAAAAAAGTACAACAAAGTGGTGCTTTGCTAGGAGGTAGTTTAGTAGAGTTTAGAGTAAATGCTCATGCAAGTAATTTAACAATGGCAGAATTTTCAAATGTCTTTCAAAAAGCCGGTGAAGAGATGGCAACATTTGGTGGACAAACACTAAGAGGAGCCAGAGAATTTGCCAGAGCTAACAGAGAATTAAATAAAAATGCCACAGAGTTAAGAATGTTAGGGTTTAGTTTTGAAGATTTAGGACTAGCCACTGCAGATATGATGTCTAAGTTTGCTATGAGCGGCGTAGCCATTGACGAAAGTGCAATCAGTACAAGAGAATTTTCAGAAGCAACAAGAACACAGTTGTTACAACAAAAAACTATTGCTACACTGACTGGTAGAAGCATTGAACGCCAAAAAGAAGCAGAAAGACAACAGCGTAAAGATGTACAAGTACAAGCAGCTATAGCAAGACTAGGTCCACAACAACAATTAGAAATAGAAAGATTAATTAGTGCATTTCCACAGATGAGAGGTGCAATTTTAGATACAGTAACTTTTAATGGTCTAGCAAGTAAAGATGCATTAATGTTATCCAGTGCTATGCCTACTCTAACAGAAGGAATAATCAATACTGTCAGAGATATTAAAGGCGGTAGTGGTGTAGCAGTTGATGCGTTTAAAGACTTTGCAAAAAATAATACTACAATTAGATCTGAATTTTTAAATAATGCAGATTTAGTTGCCGCAGTGGGAAGATTTACTGATAATACTTTTGTAAAAACTATAGAAGGAAGCCTTTTAAGTCTACAAAAAACTATGGCAGTTAGTATTAATAGGACTATTGAAGATGTTGCAGACGATTATGACAGAATCAGAACCAGTCAGAATGCAGCTACTAAAGCATTAATTGAATTAGAAAATAAAAATCGAGATTTAGGAATGACAATGAGTGCATTAACTACTTCTTTGTTAAAAAATAGTAGTGGTATAGTTGCGTTTTTAGGATCTGCAACTGAAAAACTTAATGATGGTATAAAAGCGTTAGCAGGAATGGCAAACATAAGAGGCAGTACATCAGCAGGCCCTTATAATTCTGAAGTGTCAGCATTCCAAGGCATAGACGGAATTGCAACTGCAATGGCAAATACAGGACAAGGTATTAATAACGCTTCTACTAATATACCTCCTGCAAATAATCAATCGGGTGGTGGTACTGCAACTGGATCTAAAACTATAGATGTAAACGCACCTGTTCTACAACGTCAAATAGAAGAATTAACGAAAGTAATGCGAGGCACAAACAACAAAATGGATAGCCTCTCAACAGTTTTAACCTAAAAACAATTAGGTAAATACACAATAAGGTAGTATAATAAGATATGAGCTGGAAAAAGCATTTTACATTAGTAAAGAATAGTAGTCCACTTACAAACGTAAGTACTGGAGGCAGTAGTGACGGCACAAAATACAGTCACTATGCTAGTCATTTACCTGAAGTTTATATAGGACATCCTAATCGTACTGAACGTTATGGACAGTATGAAACTATGGATATTGACAGTGAGATAAATGCTGCACTGGATATTCTTGCTGAGTTCTGTACACAAGTTAACAAAGAAAACGGCACTGGATTTGATATACATTTTAATGAAAATCCAACTGAAAGTGAAGTTGATATTATCAAAAAGCAGTTACTTAATTGGAATAATCTAAACGATTTTAACCAAAGACTTTTTAAAATTTTTCGTAACGTGTTAAAATACGGCGATCAAGTATTCATTCGTGATCCGGAAACATTTGAGTGGTTTTGGACAGAAATGAACAAAGTTACTAAAATTATTGTTAATGAGAGTGAAGGTAAAAAGCCTGAACAGTATGTTATAAAAGATATTAATCCAAACTTTGAAAACTTAACTGCTACTGCAAATACTTTTGCTGATCCCGGCCAACAGGGTGATTTATACAAAAATAGAGGCTACATACAACCTAGTAACATTTATGATGGTAGTGGAGGTGCTACTGCACAAGGACGTTTTGATCGTGCATTAAATGAAAAAGCAGTTGAAGCAGATCACATAGTTCATACTAGTTTAACAGAAGGTTTAGATCCTAACTGGCCTTTTGGTAACAGTATATTAGAACAAGTTTTTAAAGTATTCAAACAAAAAGAATTGCTTGAAGATGCAATTATTATCTATCGTATACAACGTGCACCTGAAAGACGTGTGTTTTATATAGACGTAGGTAATATGCCTAGTCATATGGCTATGAGTTTCGTTGAACGTGTTAAAAATGAAATACACCAGAGACGTATACCAAGTAAAACTGGTGGTGGTGTTAACATTATGGACACAACTTATAATCCACTTAGTACCAATGAAGATTATTTTTTTCCACAAACTGCAGAAGGACGTGGATCTAAAGTTGATACATTACCAGGCGGTACTAATTTAGGTGAAATTGACGATTTAAAATATTTTACTAACAAGTTATTCCGTGGACTACGTATACCAAGCAGTTATTTGCCAACAGGAATTGAAGAATCGCCCGGTGCATATAATGATGGTCGTGTAGGTACTGCAATGATTCAGGAAAAACGTTTTAATGAATACTGTATAAGACTACAAAGACTAGTTGCTAGAACATTTGACAGAGAATTTAAAATGTATCTCAAGTGGCGTGGTGTAGAAATAGACAACGGTACATTTGAATTACGTTTTAATGAGCCACAAAACTTTAGTAGTTTTCGTGAAACTGAAATGGATGCGGCTAGAATTGGTACATTTACTAGTTTAGAACAGTATCCATATTTGAGTAAACGTTTTCTAATGCAACGTTACTTGGGTATGAGCGAAGAAGAAATGCTAGAAAATACAAAAATGTGGCGTGAAGAAAATGCTGATGTCAGTGTTGATAGTGAACTACCTAGTATGCGTAGTGTTGGTGTAACTGCAGGCGGTATACAATCAGATCTAGACACATTTACACCAGAAACTCCTGTTGATGATCAAGCAGAAACAGAGGGCGGTGGCGAAGAAGGTGGCGCCGGAGAAGCCGACGCAACAGGCACTGAAAGTCCAGTAGGCTCAGCAACACCTGAAGCATAATAAATACGCTATAGGAGACTTCTATGGCGTTTAGAAAACTTTTCTTTAAAAGAGTGCAAGGTATTCGCGACAACTATGTGTTGCAAGAAGGTGATATTGCACTTGATGAAGATGATTTTAAACTTTACAGAGGCGATGGCACAACTGTAGGTGGCATTGTAATCAGTGGTGCAGGTGGTGGCGGTGGCATAGCACTTACAGACATCAGTGTTACACAGGCTAGTGCCAGTGGCGCAGGCACACTAGCATACAACAGTTCAACAGGTGTAATCACATATACTCCACCCACAGCAAGTGGACTTGGCGCTTTAACAAGTGTAGCATTTGCAGATGTTACAAGTAAACCCACAACAATAGCAGGATATGGTATTACAGATGCATTTGATGGTGCATATGGAAGCCTGTCGGGCACTCCCACTATACCTTCAGCACTTACAGATTTAGGTATTAGCGATGGCACTAATGGGCAAGTTCTCACTACAGATGGTTCAGGTGGTTTTACATTTGAAGATTCAAGTGGTGGAGGAGGCAGTAGCCTACAAAGCAGAACTACAAAAGATGGTGTTACAGGCTTTCTAATAGATGGCAATCAGGCTTCCGTTGATATCACAGGATTTAAAGGATATGCACTGCTCAAAGTATACACAAGCAGAGCGGCTAGAGTGCGTATATACACAGATGACGCAAGTAGAGCAGCAGACCAAGATAGAGCAGAAGGTACAGACCCTACAGCAGATGCAGGTGTCATAGCAGAAGTTATCACAACAGGTGCTGAAACTGTGCTAATATCTCCTGGTGCTTTTGGTTTCAACAACGAAAGCACACCCACAACAACTATTCCTACTATGATTACAAATAAAAGTGGTAGTACAAGCGTAATAACAGTTACACTTACTTTATTACAACTGGAGTCATAATGGAACTGTTCCAAGTCACACTGAAACGTGGTGAAGACATCCAAGCATTTTATGATGATATGGAAACACCAGGTGGTGCTCTACACATTCCAGATAGGAGTGTTGACTGTGAGGACAGACGACCAACTTCAAGAACCACAGGTTATATGCTCACAATGGAAGAAGCACAAACGGTTGCGGCTGACGAACGTGTGCAACAGGTGATGCCACAATCAGTTTTAGATAGAGATATCACAATCACAGAATCAACTTACACAGGTAGATTTGACAAAAGCACCAGTGCCACAGCAACAACAACATTCACAAGAGCAGATGGCACAGGCCCAGCAATAAAATATTCGGTTAATCATACAAGTTGGGGACTATTGAGACACATAGAAAGCGCCAACAGATCTGGTTGGGGATCAGATGCCGCAAGTTCAGATGACAGATATGTTGACACCAACGTGACATATAGTGCAAGTGGTAAAAATGTAGATGTTATTATAGTGGACCAGCACACCTGGTATGACCACGAAGATTTTTTTAGTAGAGCAGTGGACTACAACTGGGGACAACACTACAACACAATCACAGGTGGCACAAACTACACCTACACCTTTGCACTTGCAAGAGCCGCAGATGCACAAGAAGTAAACAGTCATCCAACGGCGTGTGCCAGTTATGCCGCAGGAACACTATACGGACCTGCCAACAGTGCTAACGTGTATAACTACAGCCTCAGAGCCGAAAGGAACTTGAGCGGTGGCAACAGCACAGACAGAACTTTTGAATACATCAGAGAGTTCCACAGAACCAAAGCAGTAAATCCAGCAACTGGTAGAAAAAATCCTACTATTGTGAGTGTGAGTTTGGGAACAGTAAACAATCTCACCGGAGCCGCTTGGGCTCACTTTCAAGGAGTGGATCTTGACAAAGGATCAGGCAACAATCTAACAGCCGCTGAACTACACGCAAGAGGTATATATGCATCAGATGAAGACTTTGTGAGCAACACCAACTTCCAAGTAAACAGTCCTTCAGTGGATAGCGACATAGAAGATGCCATTGCGGAAGGTATTATTGTAACCATCTCCGCAGGCAACAAAAATAGATACATTGATGTAGAAGGTGGCGATAACTGGGACAACTATCTTGTTCAGACCGCGGCTTATGTGAACAAAGATTATGAGTTTCCGTTTGGTAGTGGAACCTTTCCATTTAGAGATTACTATCACAGAGGTGACAAATATTATATGAGTGGTGCTATCAGCGTAGGTGCTTTCAGCAACCACACAGATCAAGGAAAAGCAACCTTCAGCAACTGGGGTCCAGGCATAGATGTTTATGCCGCAGGAGAATCAATAATATCCGCCTGGGAAAACAGCGAGATTGCGTATGGTATTCCCTATCCAGGACAGGAACAGAACCAACCAAACTGGGACACTATTAGTTTTAGTCAAGGCACAAGTTTTAGTGCGCCGTTTGTAGCAGGATTATTGGCTTGTTTGGCAGAAGTATATCCAACACTCACACAAGCACAAGCAAGAACATATCTGCGTAACAATGCTGTCACAGGACTGATGCAGGACACCGCAGACGCAATTACTGTAGATGTAAACACAAGAGTAAGCATAGATGGTTCGGATATTGATAGGATTGTGTTGTGGAAGAATCACAGGGCAACATCAGGTAATATGGCATTTAATACATACAACAAAGATGTAAACACACGACCCACAACAGGTACAATCTATCCTAGAACCAGAACACGTAGGCGTGGATAGGATAAATAATTGCATGTTATTATTTGAATTAGAAGCACCAGCATTTACACAAGTGTCAGCAAAAGTTGACATGATGAGTAAAAATCCTAATATTCCTACAAGAGAAGTAGGCAATAAATCGCCTTCAGAAGCTCATGCTGAAGACAAAGACGAAAAACAATACCAGGATAACACTGCATTACGTTTAACTGATACAAGAAAAACACGTCTAACGTTTGAACAATTAAGTAAATTGCGTAAATTAGCAGACTTAAAAGCTACTGAATATCAGGAATCACTTAAAGATATTAGGCGTCAATTTGCTCCTGCACCAGCAGCAGAATAGCAAAAATTTTAATTAGCATACTTTTTGAACCAAAAAGTACGCATTTTATTACACTTTCCAAATAAAAACTAAATAAAACTACAAATGCCTTGTGAATAATTACCTATTCACAAATAAAAAGTATAATAGGAGTGACGAATGTCAGATAACAATAAATTTGAACAATTGATTGAACTGTTCATCGCAGAAGATGAGCAAGGTGCAAAAGATTTGTTCCATGAGATTGTGGTTGAAAAATCACGTGACATTTACGAGAGTCTCGTAGATGAAGAGCAAGTAGAAGAGACTGCAGAAGTCGAAGAAGATGCAGAAGCAGTAGAAGAGTCAGAAGATGAAGCTGTTGAAGAATCTGAAGAAGAAGCAGTAGAAGAATCAGGATTTGAAGAAGCTGAAATTGGCGGTGATCAATCTGATGATATGATTGACGATATTGAAGCAGACGAACAAGGTCTATCTATGGAAGCAGATGCTGACGATGAAGAGATTGAAGATCGTGTAGTAGATATTGAAAACGCACTAGAAGAATTAAAAGCAGAATTCGACGCACTAATGGGCGGAGATGATGCAGAAGGCGGCGATGCAGAAATGGACATGGACATGGACATGGATGCAGGCGACGAAGAAGGTGACGAAGAAGAAGGTGACGAAGAAGAAATGGAATCAGTTGAGCCTGTAGAGGAAGAGACTGAGGAAATGGTTCGTGAATACACCGAAAAAGCTCCGGCACCAGTTACTGCAGAGCAAGGTGATGGATCAACAGGTCCAGTTGCTGGCAAAAACGACATGGGCGGTTCTGCAAAGAACTTAGCACAAGGCGGTGAAGAAAAAGGTGGAGCAACACCAAAATCTACAGTACAAACAGATGCGGCTAATCCAAAAGGCGCAACAATGAGTAAAGCATAATCATGTTATACTTGAGAGAAAACCTAACCTCCAAAGAGGCAAACGTTGTTTATGAAGCAACAGAAAAGCCAGGTGGCGGCAAGGATCTCTACATGAAAGGTATTTGTATCCAAGGTGGGGTAGAGAACGCAAACAAGCGTGTCTACCCTGTCAAGGAAATCTCAAATGCCGTTAGTACCATCAACGAGCAAATTAAAAACGGTAATAGCGTTTTAGGTGAAGTTGACCATCCAGATGATCTCAAAATTAACTTAGATCGAGTAAGTCACATGATAGAAAGTATGTGGATGGATGGACCTAATGGGTATGGTAAATTAAAGATTCTTGAAACACCAATGGGAACATTAGTGAAAACTATGATCGACGGTGGAGTAAATTTAGGAGTTAGTAGCAGAGGTAGTGGAAACGTAACAGAATCCACTGGTCAAGTTGCTGATTTTGAGATTGTCACGGTAGATATCGTGGCGCAACCGAGTGCCCCGAATGCATATCCTGTAGCGATTTACGAAGGACTACTTAATATGCGTAACGGACATAACGTACTAGAGATGGCTCGCGATGCAAATGGCGACGCTCGTGTACAAAAATATCTGAAGAGCGAAATAGTTCGCTTAATTCAGGACTTAAAGATCTAGGAGATCCAGATGCTAGATGCTATTAAACCACTACTTGATAGCGATCTTGTTAACGAAGAAACTCGTTCAGCAATTGCGGAACAATGGGAAGCAAAGATGAATGAGACTCGTACACAAGTAACTGCAGAACTTCGTGAGGAGTTTGCAAAACGCTACGAGCATGATAAATCTACAATGGTTGAAGCCTTAGATAAAATGGTCACAGAAGGTCTTACTACTGAACTTGCACAAATCGCTGAAGAGCGTAAAGCAATTTCAGAAGATCGTGCTAAGTTTGTTGCAAGAATGCAAGAAACTTCAGGTACATTTGATAAGTTTTTAGTTAAACAACTAAGCGAAGAAATTAAAGAACTTAAAACTGAAAGAGCAACACAACAGTCACTAGTTAACAAACTAGAGGAATTTGTAACTGCTCAATTAGCTGAAGAGATCCAAGATTTCCAGAAAGATCGTCAAGATGTTGTTGAAACTAAAGTTAGACTTGTTAAAGAAGCCCGTACAAAGTTTGATGATTTAAAATCAAGATTTGTAAAGCATACAAGTAAGGCTGTTAACGAAGCAGTGACTGGTTATCTAAAAGGTGAAATGAATCAACTTAAAGAAGATATCCAAATAGCAAAAGAAAATACTTTCGGACGTAAAATATTCGAAACTTTTGCTACTGAATTCTCATCAAGTCACTTGAATGAAAATCAAAAAATTAAGCAACTAGAAGCTGAAATTAAAAAGTCAGCAGACGAAATTGCTAAGATTAATGAGAGTCTAGAAGAGAAATCAAAAATAGTTGAGAGTAAAGAACAAGAAATTGCTATTATTCAAGAGAACGTTGAGCGTAAAGAAACACTTAGCGAACTATTGAAGCCACTCAACAAAGATAAGGCAGGCATAATGACTGACCTACTAGAAAGCGTACAGACTTCAAAGTTGAAGACTGCTTTCGACCGTTATCTACCAGCTGTTTTAGACGGAAAATCTGTAATTAAAGAAAGTAAAAAGTCTATAATTAAAGAAAACCGTTCTGAAGTAACAGGAGATAAGCAACCAAAACCTCAAACTGCAGAAGTGAAGGAAGAAGATAGTAATATCGTTGATATCCGTAAACTTGCAGGTTTGAAATAAAGTACTATAGAGGAGACTTAAATGTCAGACGTACTATTAGAAAGCCGTTGGACTGATACCAAAGACGCACTTCTTGAAGGTCTAGAAGGTAATCGTCGCAATAGCATGAGCGTTGTGTTAGAAAACACAAAGCGTTACTTACAAGAGGCAGCAACATCAGGTGCATCAGCCGCTGGTAACGTAGCAACATTAAACCGTGTAATCCTTCCAGTGATTAGACGTGTTATGCCAACAGTTATCGCTAACGAAATTGTCGGTGTACAACCAATGCAAGGTCCAGTTGGACAAATTCACACTCTACGTGTAAGATATGCAGACAGTGTAACTTCATCAGCAAGTGCACCATTTGACACAGACACAGTAGCAGGTGACGAAGCATTAAGCCCGTTCAAAATTGCAACTGCATATTCAGGTTCTACTACAACTGGTAAAGCTGATGTTACAGCAGCAAAAGAAGGAACAGGCGGAAGTCAACTTTCAATCCAAATCTTGAAGCAACCTGTCGAAGCAAAGACACGTAAGCTACAAGCACGTTGGACTTTTGAAGCAGCTCAAGACGCACAATCAATGCACGGTATTGACGTTGAAGCAGAAATCATGGCAGCATTAGCTCAAGAGATTACTGCAGAAATCGATCAAGAAGTTCTTGGTTCACTACGTTCATTAGCAGCAACAGAAGAGACATACAACCAAGCAGCAGTAAGTGGTACAGCTACATACGTAGGTGACGAACATGCAGCTCTTGCAGTATTAATAAACAGAACAGCAAATAAGATTGCTCAGCGTACACGTCGTGGTGCTGGTAACTATGCAGTTGTAAGTCCTGAGGCATTAACAGTTCTTCAGTCAGCTTCAACTTCAGCATTTGCTAGAACAACAGAAGGTACATTTGAAGCACCAACAAACACTAAGTTTGTAGGTACATTAAATGGTGCAATGCGTGTGTATGTTGATTCATATGCGGCAGACGCAACTGCAGTACTAGTTGGATACAAAGGTTCATCAGAGACAGATGCAGCAGCATTCTATTGTCCATATGTACCGTTGATGTCAAGTGGTACAGTGTTAGATCCAGCAACATTTGAGCCAGTAGTTTCATTTATGACACGTTATGGTTATGTTGAGTTATCAAACACAGCATCATCACTAGGTAACGCTGGTGACTATGTTGGTGAAGTTGCAATGTCAAACATTTCATTCTCATAAGTCAAACTTAGAGAACACCAATACAAAACAGGGCTTCGGCCCTGTTTTTTATTCTTTCACGTTTTGAGAAAATTTCATTAATTTTTATAAATAAAATGTTGCGTTTATAACAAACACAACTAATGTTAAATCTAAAGTTAAGGATTTCAAAACAAAAAAGACCCCCAACTTAATAAGGAAATAATAATGAAAAAACTACTAGCAAGTGGTGCTTTAGTAGCATTACTAAGTACGACTGCATTGGCACAAGAACCCGCAGTTGAAAAAGGACCAAAGTTTGCCATTTCAGGCACAAGCGAGTTCTACTACAAAGACGTTGATTCTCAAATTGCTTCACAAAAAGGTGATAGTATGGGAAACAGTGACAACGAGATTAAATTTACTTTTTCTAATAAATCAGACGCTGGTTTAGATTATGGTATGGTTGTTGAAATGACAACTGTTGCAGATTCAAGTGCAACTATTGACGAATCATCAATTTATATTTCAGGCTCTGCAGGAAAACTAATACTAGGCGGCAATGATGCTGTAACAGATAACTTTGGTATTGGTGAGCAGGACATCATGGACGAAGAAGTAACAGGCACATATACAAATGCTTCAATCCAAACAAACGCAGGTGAAAAAACATATGGTGCAGACAGTGATAAAGTATCGTATATTTCTCCAAGTTTCGGCGGAATACAGGCTGGTGTAAGTTACATGGATTCAGGTGCAACGGGTACAACTGATTCAACTTCATATGGCGCAAGTTACACTCATGAGAACATCAAAATTGGTTACACAAAGGGTATGCAAGAAGTATCAGGTGCAATTGACAACGAGTCACAAAGCATTGGTGCAAAAATATCATTTGGTGACATTGCAATTATTGGTGCAATGAGTACTGTAGAAGGTGCTGATGAGGACATTGAAACAGTAGGTGCTGGTGCAAGTTATGCTCTTACATCAGAAACAACAATTGCAGTTTCCACTATGGAATCAGAAGATAGTTTAGATGTATCAGGTTCTGAAAAAGAAAACCTAAAGCAAAACATGGTAGAAATCAAACATGCAATTGCACCAGGGTTAACTGGTTATGTAAACTACACAGACTATGAGTACAAGAACGGCGGAGAAGCATCAACAGACGATGATGGTTCAGTATTACAATTTAAAATTGCAGCAAAGTTCTAATTATAGAAAAATATAAAAATAGCACCTTCGGGTGCTATTTTTTTGACTTTAATACCAGCCATTAACATAATCTTCTAGCATAATTTGTTTAATACGTAATTGTTGTGTTTTCGTAGGACCAGCTCGCATGGAATTGTCTTTGCGATGATGTGTTGTGCCAGCTGGCACACCCAAAAGTTCAGCAATCTTATGTACTTCTTTGTAATTAAAGATATGAGTATAGATGCTACGATCAGGGCCTAGCCTAGCAGTATTGGATTCGCAATGATCTTGAACATTTGGATTTTGTTTATAAACATGGAAGTCTTTGAGAAAGTTAGATAGACTGGGTGATTTTATCCACAAATTTTTATTTGCTGGATTGCTCATAGTATGATAAAACCCACTTACAAATTTATCAATAGGATCACGCCAAAGTGCGATCCGTATATCAGCTGACATCAATTGATCTTTATATTGTTCGAAGAGTCTAGCCTTATTATACACTCCCGGTCGCAT